CTGGTGGAGGAGCAAGAGCACCCCTCCCTGTCCGTCCTTCTGCGGCTCCCGTACGCTGTACTCGACACCCTCCACCGTGATCGTCGGGCTGTCGTCCTCGGGGTCGGAGGGCAGATCCGCGAGCCGGAGGAAGACCGCGGGACCCGAGCTCACCACCCCCGCCTGCCCCGCTTCGGTCCGGACGTACGCGGCCTCGAAGACTCCGCGGACGTCCACGGCCTGGCCAGCGGTAGGCGCGTACCGAACGGTGCCGCCCAGCTGCTGGAGCACGGCACGGTCAGCAGCCGCGAGTAGCGCCGGCCAGGCCATGAGGGTTACGGCGCCTCGTTGGCCCGTGCGTAGCCGTTCAACCGGACGCGGCCGGCCGCGGAGGGATTCGCCGCCGCGGCCGAGGCTGCGCCGATGAGTAGGTTCCCAGCCGCGGTGGTGGTGACGAGCTTCGCCGTATCGTCCCAGTAGACGAGCGCGCCCTCGGTCCACGCCTGTGCGGAGACCTTGGGAAGGTCGTGGACGCCCGTCACCATGCCTTCGAACGCCGCGGCCTCGGCGGCAGTCACCATCGCGATGACGAGGAACTGGCCGATCTTGTACGGGGTCCCGCTCACGACGCCGCCGGTCGGAGCGGTGAGCGTGAGGACGTCGCCCGGCTGCACGTAGGTTCTGCCCATGATCTCGTTCTCCTAGAGGGGTCCCAGGGCCAAGAGGTCGCGCTCGACTACGCGCCGGGCGCCGTGATTGCGCCTCGCCAGTCGATCGCCGCGACGCCGTAGTCGATCCGGATCTTCCATTCGGTGCCGTCCACGCGCCAACCGAGCTCGGACTCGAGCACCGGCGCTTGCTGGCCTTCGAGGAAGGCGACCGCGAAGATGGGGGCGACGTTCGGTTCGGCGAGCATGTAGTGCCGGGTGCCGGTGAGTCGCGCGGTGTCGATGATGTCGCGGAAGAGCCCCTGCACCGGGTTCGGCTTTTGGAACTTGTTGTCGAGCGGATCGAAGGGCGCGCCGTTGAGCACGCGCGCCGTCGCGGCGAGCCCGGCGGGGACGAGCAGGATTGCCGGGCGGAGATCCAGGATCTCGTTCCCGGAGGGATCCTTCTGAGCTCCCATCACCACGCGCGAGCCGTCGATCGTGGCCGCGGTCATCGCGCCGGAGGTGCCGATGTTCTTGCGATTGGCGTGGAAGAGCGGCTGTCCGTCCGCCTGATTCGGGCCGAGACCGGAGTTGAGCAGGAGGAGCGCGTAGACGTCGGACTCGATGGACAGCGCCGCGGCGCGGCCGAACCTGGTGGCGAGGTCATTGAACGCGCCCAGGTCGTCGTTGACGATGGCCTGGCGGGTGATCCCGATGATGTTGCCCTTGGTCCCGACGCTGATGGTCGTCTTCTCGCCGTCCGGGATGTTCTTGTTCTTGAACTCCCCGTGCTCATTCAGCGAGTCGAGCGTGCCGAACGATCCATTGCGGTAGAAGTTGGAGACGCGGAAGTCGGGCACCGACCGCGTGGTGCAGAACCGCCGCCAGGTGTCGGGCGTCGTCGCGTACGCCGCGAGCAACGTCTTGTGCATGACGTTCTCGAGGAGCACGGCGAAGTCGGACGTGGTGTTGAGGCCGCTTCGGAACGTGAGTGCCTCGCCCACCAGGCGCATCTTCTCGAGGCCGCGGACCTTCACGCCGCGCCGCTCCAGGCTCGCGCGCGCAAGATCGACGAGGCTCATGCCGCGGAACTCACCCGGGTCGAGGGCGACGTCGCGGAGCTGCTCGGCCGCGATCGGGATCTTCTGCGCGGCGCGGATGGTCTCGACCATCATCGCGCGCTGGTAGATCGCGGCAGCCGCGCCCCGCTGCCACTTGTCCGCCTCGTCCTCGCCAGCCTCGGCCCGGACGTGCTGCTCGGTGCGGATCTGCTCGTCGGCCGTCGCGAGCTTGTCGAGCACCGCTGCCCGCGCCGCATCGAGGGTGACGCCTCTCGTCACGAGATCGGTCGCGAGCTCGTCGCCGAGCCGGGCGCGCTTCACGAGCGTGCGGATGGCGCCCGCGCGCTCGCGCTCGGCCCTCGTCGCGAGATCTGTCACGCGGGCGTCGTTCGCGCGCGTGGCCTCGGCCGCTGCACCCGCTGCACCAGGAACTGCCCCGGCTCCCTCTGCCGCCCCGGCCGCCTCGGTGCTCGCCGTCGTGGTCTCGGTCTCGTCCATGGTCCTCTTCTCCTGGTGATGCTCGACGAACACGCACGGATTGGGCGCGTGGTCCTTGCCGCGGAAGCCAGCGCCGTCGTCGGCGCCTGCCGGCACGATGCTGATCTCGTGCGGCTCCCAATCGGTGGCGCGGTAGACGGGGATCTGAGCGGCACCGTCCTCGATCTTCTCGAGCTTGTAGATGCGATAGCCGACGCTGATGTTCTGGAGGATCCCGTCCTTCACCTTGCGGAAGACGGCATCGGCCTCGGGATCGTCCTCGGCCTTGGCGAAGCGCACCACGGCCGTGCCCCGCTTCGCTTCGAGCTTCGCGGACTCGACGACGCCGAGCACGGATCGTACCCCGTTGTAGAGGCTGTGTGAGTCGACGAGCGGCGCGCCATTGTTGAGCCGCGCCATCCGTACGTGCTTGGGGTCGAGGCTCAACTCCTCGTAGTAGCGATCGAAGAAGCCGCGGAGCACCCGAGCGCCGGTCGTCCAGATCACTTCGGCCGTGCGCCTCTCCGGGTTGATGCTGTCGGGGCGGATCGCGGCGCGGAAAGAGAGGGGCGGGATCTCGCGTTCGACGCGCTCGACCGCACGCTCGCTCGGGGTGGCCGTGGACGGCGGTTTCACCCTCCCGGCTGGCACGCCGAGAGAGCAGGTGTCAAGGGCACGGCGCGAGAGAGAGGTCACTCGGGCCGGGAGACGACCCCGTTCCCGCGGGCCGCTCCGTTCTTCCCGTTCCCGTTCTTCGCTGGAGTGGCTGGGGCTTCCTCCTCGCCAGATCCTTGCGCCCCCGCGCGCGCCTGCGTCAGGCCCGCCTGGCTCACCCGCCGCACATCCGAGTCGAGCCAGATCCCGGCCGCGTCGAGCCGCGCCATGTCCTCCTCGTACTCCTGCCAGTGCGCCTCGGGGTCCTCGCCCTGCTGCCGAACCATCTCGGAGGGCGTCATGGCGCCCGCGCGGACGAGGCGGGAGAGCGCGAGGCCCTCCTTGTCGGGCTCGATCATGGGCATCGGTGGTGGCGTCCACTCGGCCAGCGGTGGCTCGTCGACGAGGCCCAGGATCGCCGCCGCTTCCATGGCCCAGCTCCACGTTGGATCGCAGAACTGCGGCACGAGCATGTTCCATCGCCAGTCGTGGACATTCGCCCAGTGCGACAGCCTCGCCATGCGGGCGGAGCTGAAGTTGACCTGCGAGTAGTCGCCGCTCAGATCCTCGTAGGTCGTGCCGAGCCCGGTAGCGATCCAGCGCAGCGTGCGGGCGCTGAAGCCGTCCTCGCCAGCGAGCGGAGGATTCGCGAACGTGACGTTTCTCCCGGGCGGGAGCTTGCTGATGAGCCCCGGTTCCAGGGTCTCGACCAGGGGATCGGTGGTGCTCGCCTCACCGAGCGGCGCACCCGCCCCGTCCACATCGGTCACGAAGGCGGCGAAGCAAGCGGCGATCTTTTGCCTGAGCAGGGTCGCGTCTTCGTACTCGTCGAACTCCTTGAGCTTCACGATAGCGACCGAATACCAGGACACCCCACGGACCTGGCCTGGCCGCTCGGCGTAGAACACGTGGCAGATGTTCTCCGCGGGTATGCGCCGGCTCACGAGCGTCCCGAGCCGCCCGGATCCCGGGTGCTGGTCGAAGAGCCAGTAGGCCGTGCGCCGGCCGATGGCGTCGAACTCCACGCCCTGGATGATCGGCCCGCCCTGCTGGCCGATGAGCCCGTCCTTGGAGGTGTCGATGAAGTCGGGCTCGAGCACCTGGAGCGCGAGCGGGATCGTGAGTCCATCCTCGGCGCGGCGCGGCCGGCGTCGAATGATCGCCTCCCCTGCCTCGGCGACGGTCTTCAATACCAGCGCCTGCAGGCCGTAGTACGTGTGACGTCCGTCAGCGTCACAGTCTGTCGATCCGGCCCATCGCTTCCACGCGGCGGCGAGCTCCTCACTACCGCCGATCGCCTTGGGGGTAATGCCCCATCCAACCGTGTTGTTCGTGATGACGCGCTTGCCCCTCCGCGCCCAGGCGTTGTTGCGCACGAGATCGCGCGCGTGCGCCCGGAGCGTGGCGAGCGCCGGTCCCGCGGCTGCGTTCGCGTCCGCCCCGCTCCGTGGCCAGCCCGTCGTGCGCCGGCCTCCCTGCGCCGCCTCGTAGTGCCGCGCGAGCGTGGTGGCGATCGCGCGCGCCCGGATCCGGCTCAATCCCCAGCTCGGGGCGACGGCGAGGATCGCGCGGTCGAGCGCGTTCATGGTCGCGGTGGTCTCAGTCATCTATCGCCCCTTCTGCGGGTCCCGCTCGATGGGACGGACGTGGGCAGCGGCTTCGGCGGCGGAGGTGGCGGCGCGGCGACGAGCGGGACGTCCCCGGCGTGCTTGTGTTCGTCGCACCAGCGGAAACTGCGGCTCCATCCGATCGGGCGGGTGAGACCGGCTGGCATCCACTTGGCTCGCCGCAGGCAACCGAGACCGATTCCACTGCCGGAGTCGCAGCGGGGGCCGCACACCGTGGCGAGGAGCCAGCGGACCACCTCAGAAACCCTTCCGGGTGGCGATGAGCCGGTAGCTCACCCCGCCGGCCGCGGCGGCGACCTCCTGCTGCATGGAGGCCAGGAGCCCACGCATGGCGTCGAGGCTCTGGTACGTGATGGAGCGCCGCGGCGGGCCGTCGTAGGTGACGGTCAGGATCCCGCTCGCCACGGCCGCCTTGAGC